TTACTCATTCCTCCTGTCATTGTTCTCTGCCTTTTTGATGCTCTTGAACACATCTAGTACGGGTCCCCACAATTCTTCTCTTTCTTTGTCCAATATGGCTTGTAATCTATCCCGGTCTTCTTCTGCCTTGTTCAGCTGACTACGCGGGACCAAATCCCCTTTAATAATCATACGAACAAGCGAAATTAACACAACAGACAAAACAAAGGTAAGTACTACAGCCAAGCCATATTTTTCAGCTAAAGGAAGCAATCGTTCAAGGGTAGATAATTCGGATGGGTCCATATACATCCCCCTATCTTGCAAAGATATGATTATCTTATTCTTGCAAGACTTCAAGAGAGTAGACATCTATTCCTATCTTTCAAAAATAGACGATATCCGTTAGAATAGGAACGTACGTTCATAAAAGGAGAGAATCGGAAATAATGGGAACTGTAACTGAGGCAGACATTGTGGATTGGATTGCAAAAGATGCTTGGATGCTTGATATACTGTACACTGCAAGCACATTAAAATTACCCGATTGGTGGATCTGTGCAGGTCTAGTTCGCTCCAAACTATGGGATTATTTAGATCATAAGACAGTCAGAACACCTGTCCCAGATATCGACGTCATCTATTATGATACAACGAATATACAGGAGGAGACGGAAAAGGAATACGAAAGTCATTTGAAGGAACTGAGACCTGACCTTCCATGGTCATTCAAAAATCAAGCACGAATGCACATAGTAAATCGTTTTCCGGCATACACTTCATCATTAGACGCCATCTCCAAATTCCCAGAGACAGCCACTTGCTTAGGCATTAAGCTAGATCAAAGAAAAAAGGTGATTTTAGCTGCACCTCATGGCATTAGTGATTTAATAGACTTTGCTATTAAACCCACACCCTTTTTTGAGGCATCATTCGAACGCATGTCGATATACGATACAAGAGTCAAGAATAAGCAATGGAATCTTTTATGGCCTAAATTAAAAATCTACTCATCCTAATTAGTTCAATTGCCAACAATAAGGGCTATCGCAACCACAATACCAGCATAAATATCGCAGCTAATACTCCTGAGACAATCAGTAAATTCGTAACTTGTCTAATGAATCCTGGAGGTCCCTCGTTATGTAATTTTTGTTCATTCACGTCAAAGTTAGCCTTTGCGCCATGAGGATCCGCTGAGTGAGAGAAAGGTCTATTGTCATCCATAATGTAATCCCCTTTTTACTTGTGATAAATATCAATATATAACTCGCTTCCATTTGTTTCGATTTTTCCTTATATATCCCAATATACGACATATGTAAACATAAAGAAAGACCTTGCACAATTGTGCAAGGTCTTCTAGTAAAATCTTAATACAATGTAAGATACTGATCGCGTTCCCATTGGTGAACTTGAGTACGGAACAAGGATATTTATATTATATCGCATCTTATAATGAAGAAATCGGTATGAATTCAGCATAATTAGAAATTAGCTTTTCATATTACAACATAGAATTTCACATGTTCGGGGGCATTTGGGGGTTAAGTTGGGGGGCAAAAGTAGCCCCCTCTTTTTTGTTATCATACAGCACTAACTGCTAAATAATTCTCATTAGTTACAAATAAATAATCCGTCCAATATCCCTTATAAGATACCCTCTGTAAGAACAAACGTTTGTATTCAAGATTGACTTTGTATCTCCTCTGGGTATAATCAAACATATGTTCCTATTTGTGAGGTGTATAAAATGAACAATAGACAACTTAGTAGCGAAGACATCACGTATGTAAAATTACACCTCCTGTTACCTCTTATTCTGTCCGCATTTGCTCGGGATAAAAAAATTGCAGAATCAGTATTTAAAACACCAGCTCCCTACCTTGCTCTCATGGAGAGCGCCATGCGTAAGGTAGATGCCGACCTGTTTGAAATTAGAAGAAAATTTAGAGAACTTGGACTAAAGGTATATGAAGAAAGTCGAACTGAAAAAGGCATTGAAGCGAAGTATTTATGCAGGGGTTACCATCATCAGATTAGTTTGCAGTGGAGTTTTGCCGCTGCGGAATCAACAATCCTAATGGAAAAATATCTTGGGATGGATATTTTCAAATACATAGATCCTTCCGTCCCGGAAAGATCAGTAAGAGATTATAATTTAGCAATTAAGCAGGAAAAAAATCCCAAATAGAGAAGTATATATTTAAGGGAGGCCTGTCATGATAATTAAAGAAATCAATTTAGCAATTGACCGAGCACAAACCATCGCATTGAAATTAGAGGATGGATCATCGGTCAATGGTTTACCAACATGGGCGCAGGAATCAAATAGGGTCAAACTCAGAACTGATAGAGGCGTTATCTGGATACCAATAGCGGATATCAAACATGTAACACGAATTATTTCCTTTAAATGAAAAAGACCACTTTGGCTATTCGGCCTTTGTGGTCTTTTTCAAATAGATTATTTTAGAGTATACTCACTTACTTCAAAGCTAAGTATATTTTTGAAAATCACATAATCGATACGCTTGTTGAAAGGTCCTTTGTTATTATCATGCATATCAATACCGAATTTTGCTGGACCTGTACCATCTTCCTTATTATCATACCATTTTATAAAAGCATTGACTTCAATCATAGGAAGATCATATTCTTTTTGAATACCATTAGTCATGGTTATGGTCAGCAATGCATTACCAGTAATTGTAGGGACTGATGATACCAAATGTATCTCATTTGAATCTCTAACTAATCCAGTATCACCTGTAGCAGAAATAATGTAATAATAATCCGTATTATTTTGAATATTTGTATCTATATAAGATGTACTATTGGTTTTGGAAAGAGCCTCGTATGGTCCCCCTGCTTTTAAGGAACGCTTTACAGTATAATTTGTTATATTTTCTAAACTACTCCAATTCAGATTATTTGAGATACCGTTATTAGTTCCAGTTAATATAAATTCTTTTGGAACCTCCAGCTTTAAGATTTCATTTCTATTAGATAGACTATAAGATGTGCCAGTTAGTTCATAACCACCCGTTAAGTAAATGTTACCGTTAAGAGATGTAGAAGAAGCTGAATTACGAGGGATTAGGGTATTCGCTCCATAAGCCCAAGTGTCATTTGAAGGATCATATACTTCAACTTTATCTGTAGTATTTGGACTACTATTATTAATGTTCCCACCAATTATGTATATCTTATTATTAATAGAACTGATACCGAAATTTGCCTTTCCGATTGGCATATCTTTTTTTGAAGCCCATGTATTCGTAAGAGGATCGTAGACCTGTACAGTAGTATTGGAGCCGCCTGATAAACCACCAATAACATAAATTTTTCCATCCACAACTGCTAAACCAGCAGATTGACGTGGACTTGGTATGCTAGCCTTAGTAATCCAAGTATTTAATTTCGGGTCATATTCTTCAACTGTATTACTTAAACCACTACTAGAGACTCCACCAATGACATAAATTTTTTGATTGACGGTAGCAGCCAATACATCACTTCTTGCACTAGACATTTGAGTTTTGTTCGTCCACTTATTTATAGTGGGATCATATACTTCCACTTGATCTGTGTATGTTGCGGAATTCATAGAGGTACTACCACCAAAAACATATAGTTTACCATCATAGGAAATGACTTCTGGTCTATATCTTCCTATATTCATATTTGCTACTTTTTCCCATGTGTCCATGTTAGGGTCATACTTCTCAACTGTATTGAGAACTATTGAGTTCGTCGTGGTACCGCCTACAACATATATTTTTCCATCAAGTGAAACAGTATCATGAGACATTCTAGGAGTTAGTAAGGATGCTTTTCCCACCCATGTGTCAGCAGCGAAAACTGAAGATACCCCGATTGACATAAATAGCCCTAGAATTATTACCAAAATTGAACATTTCTTAATCATTTAAATCCTCCTAAAGATAAGATATTTTTCTAGGATAAACTTTTTTTAATTTCAAGTCTAAACAATAAATGTAGTATTATGTAAATTATGAATGATTACATATGTTTTTCTTAATATTACTTTGGTTTTGAGATCAAAAAAGGCCCTGCCAGCGAATACTAACAGATGTTTAATAACAAGCATAAGCCCTGAGTGCAATTAAGCTCTCAGGGCTTTTTATAGTTCAGTTTAAAGACCAAAATAATTAGTATAGATGACAATAGTACTAGCGGCCATCATCACTCCTAATATCAACCACAATTTTGGCATAAGTAATATAATGCGCTCAGGTTCCTTTTCCTGCTTATACATTAGTTTATTGTACCATTTCAAATTCGGAATAAATAACCCTTTAAGATAGTCACTTTTTTTATAATATGCATATCCACATAAAAAACAGTACAAGGTCAATATTATTAATGCATATAAACGCTCATTGATGAGAGCTTCCAAAATTAGATACCACAATATAACTTCTGTGATAATTATTCTAAAATATCGCAATTTTTTCATAATTCACCTCTTTTACCAGAGGTAATTTTAACAAATTCTCAGCTAATATCCACAGCAATTAATTGGAAAATGGATAAGCCCCATAAAAAATAGAGTCCTGAGTTAAATTAAGTTCTCATTGTCATTTGTCAGTAGCTTCGAAACAAAAATTGTTTCGAATAAACAGTAAAATAATATAGAAATGATTTGCATTTATATTCGGTTGCAAAATTCACGTTTTTTTAGTAAGATGGTTGCAATGATGATTTGTCAATAGGAGATGATGAGAAATGAAACCTTTTATTATACATAGTGATGCAAAAGAGATTATACAGAATCAACTTCCCCCAAAAGTTAGGTCGAATGTTTGCTCTATTGTAGAACGGGCATACACTCTCACTTCAGAGGCTATTAAACATACAACTATCCTAAATTGGGAACTCGGACACTTACATGAAGGATATCTTAGAAATCTTGCAATTGGATATCTTTTTCAGCAGCAAATTGAATTAAAACAACTTCCATTAACCTATACTTACGAATATAATCGTAATCGTAGTCACAAATATCTTATTTTATCCTACAATAACGTCAAGATGACCTTTAGCCAAGTCAATTCCAGATATGATATTGCTCGTCCTGCTTACTTTAGAAACAAGCTAGAGATGGCAAATCAAGGGACTATGATCTTTCCGGATATTGATGATGTTCCCTCCCAAGACCAAGAGGAATGTTACCTACTCTTAACTTTTAGCAGAGGCGGCCACCTTCCAAAGTTCGTTAATATCGGACTTCCTCATCTATGGAGAGAACGAATAGATCTATTACAAGAGCCGAGAATCTTTGATATTAATCAAGAAATTCTTGAAGAAGAAGTAATCGAGCAAGAGAATCTAATTGAGTTCAGAAATTTCACAAAAGAGGTGGAGGGTCTTGGAAACAGCTAATCGTTTTTCCAAGTTTATCCCTGATCGTCTTATTCAAGCCAGAGAAGCAAGAGGGGTAACTTTAACTGAACTTGCTGACATCGTTGAAATATCACATCAGGCTATATCTAAATATGAAAACAAAAAATCCGTACCTAGCTTTGACACACTAGAAAAGCTTTCGGAAGCTTTAAACGTACCTGTAACTTTCTTCTATAAAGAGCCTCCAAGTAAAAGTGAAAGTGTAGTTTACTTTAGAAGCATGGCTATGGCAACTCAAAAATCAAAAAATGTGCATCAACACAAAATTAATTGGATTAGGGAAATCCACACTTATTTAGAACAATATTTAGATTTCCCACATATTACTGTACCTAGGGTTATCACAAGGGAATCATATATCCCCACTGATTTTCAGGAAATTGATAATATTGCTTCCGAAGTTAGAAAAAGTTGGAGTTTGGGAAACGGTCCTATAAGCGACATTATTTTATTGTTAGAAAAGGCCGGTGTAATTGTTGCATACTCCCCATCCTCTTCATACAAAATTGATGCTTGTTCAAAATGGGAGCCTGGAGAAAGACCGTATATTCTATTGAGCAACGATAAGACAGCTCCTAGATCAAGATTTGATATTGCACATGAGTTAGGACATTTAGTTCTACACTCACGTATTAAACAAAGTGAATTTAATAAAAAAGTGAATTATAAGCTTATTGAAAAGGAAGCTAATCGTTTTGCTGGAGCTTTTCTCTTACCAGCATCTAGTTTTGGCACCGAAATTGTCTCAACTTCACTAGATCACTTTGTTTCATTAAAAAAACGCTGGAAAGTATCTATTCAGGCTATGGCTTATAGAGCACATTCATTAGGAATACTAAGTGAATATCAACATATCAATATGCGACAGAAACTTGCTAAAAATAATCAGCTAACCCGAGAACCATTGGACGACGATTTACCATTTGAACAACCATCTGTATTAAAGCAGGCCATCACAGCATTGGTCGATCACAAAGCTAAAACAAAACAAGATATTGTTAGCGAATTGTGCTTTAATCGCGATGAAATCGAAGTCCTTTCAAACTTGGATGTTAACTATTTGGAAACTAGAGAACATTCAAATGTCATTCAACTTAATTTCAAAAAATAGTTGAAGCCCTGTCATAATTGTCAGGGCTTCATTGTTTTATTTTGTGGATCTATCTCTCCGTTTAAACGCCAACTCAAATAGGCCCGTGGCACTCAGTCCAGCCAATCCACCAGACCATAACCGCAAGATTAGGTTTAAATCTGTAAAAGGGAATGCCGCAGCACCTACTCCTAAGCCAATAATCAAACCAATTACAGGCAACGCATTTTTTGGCACATTGACAGTCTGCTTAACTAGCTGGACCCCAGCCAACACAAAAACAGCCAACATGGATGCGAAGGCCAATACTGCTGTTAAGTTATCATTTTGCATTATCTAGTCCCCTAACTTAATTATTTTGTTTGGCTTGACCTGAAGCCACGCGAAGTGAATCTGCCAATCTACCTATTTCTAATCGTTCTTGATGGGTTTTAGCATTTCCGTATGCAGGCTTTAGAAACTTGCTGATGATATTATTTGCATCCTCTTTGTTCACGGTCTGTTCATCCTTTCTAAGGATATTCAGGATCTGCTCCACATAATTCTGTAAGGGCGTTTTACCTGCTCGGAGCTGTGCCGTACTGAGGCCGAAAGTCATTTCTAGATGAGGATAGTCTTTGAAGCTTTTCCAATCTCCACCCCATTGAAATCCTAATGCTTTCGCCTCCTTGACCACCTCATCCCAATCTTTTATTCCATCATTGTCACCATCCCGTATTAACATCCACGAGACTGTCTTGCCATCTGGCAACAGTAGAGCAAAATCAATCGCCATACCAAAGTTATGATTACTATAGCCACCCTTGGCATTGGTTACGATTGAACCCGGAGTTGTTCGGCCCTGTGCATATAAGGCATTCTGTTCTTGAATAGAGCGCAGTCCTTGTGTAATTACAATTGGCACTCCACGTTCATAACAACGCTCAATTAGCTTATAAGCTGCCTGTCCCACGATGGGATGCAAGCCCATAAGCTTAGGGGCTGATTTAGTTCTTACTTGATCTAGTGTAAGCATAATGTTCCTCCTATCTTCCTGATAATCCAATGTACGCTAAAATAGCAGCAGACAACACGGCCGCTAATGATGAGATCAATGGACCGTAGAAAGAACGACTAATCCACTTGCGATTCTCATCTTGCGAATTTAGCTTGTCCAATGCCGATTGCGCTTTACGTAAGGCATCATCTGCGGTATCTTGTGCTTTATTCACGACTGGCTCCATAGCCTCCAATTTCTGGTTTGCCTGCTGTGCGCAAGTCAAAGCTTCTTTTGATACATCCTTCACCTCAGCCACCGTCTGGACCAGCGCCGCAAGTGGTTTCAGCGTCTCTTCTATTCTTGCTAATGAAATTTGTAACGTAACCAGTGCATTTACATCTTGCATGTCATTCACCCCTTCTGACCCCATAGTTGATTCCCCCTTTCAAAAACATTCCCGATGAAAAAGCCCTCGGAGATCCGAGGGCATAAAAAATACGCCATCTACGGCGTGTTATTCTTTTTGATACTGGACTCTGCTTCAAAGAAGATTATTATATCCAAGTTTATTTTCAGGATCAAACGTCCTAATTTCATCAATAGGATTAGTATCTTGATCTAAAGCTTTCTGAAGCGGCTCAGCAAATAACTCTTTAAATTCATCGATCTTTATCGTGATGATATAGTCATCACTTGGTGGATAGAAAATAATAGCGGTAAACTTTTTATCAACATTGAAATATTGCTTGATCACTTTATCCATGGTTTTAGACTCCGTTCAATCTGAAATTTATTATTTGTGAATACATCTTCCCGTTTGTTACTGCGTAAGAATTCCCGTTTAATGCTAAAGAAAAGTAAGTTGTATCTCCTTTAGACAAACTAAATATGCTTCCCGAATCATTTCTAATCCCAGCTAAAAACAACACAGCAAAATTGTCATTAACGTAGTAACCAAAAGCTTTATTTAGACTCCCTAAGGGTATGGTGGCTGTTGCAGATGCCGGAAGAGCTATACTTGTTTCATTTGTAGTTCCAGCATTGAATCCAATAGCCGATGTCCACGGCTGCAATGATCCCGTAACGCCAAAAATAGTAGTTCCACTTTTGATATTCCCAGCCGCTAAATTCGGATCACCTTTAATTGTAATTGATCCATCATAAATGCCTGATGACTTCACGATATCTGCATTCCCCGGTGTGACAGTCTGTGCTACAGTAGATTGTGTTACGAGTGTACCCGTTATATCTCCACTATCAACCGCCGCTGTCATGCCTGCGCGAACATCCCCGGCCAATGCTGTGCCCGATCCGCCCGCGCTATCTGCCAAAAAATCCGTTCCAACTTTCCTGAATGTATACGGTTTACCTATTAAGAGCTTACCAGCTGCATATGCAATGCCCTTTTGATCCCTTAATACAATTGCTCCAAGACCGTTAATATTTAATGTAGGTACAGATCCATTTGTAACATGTGGAACAATCGTAATGCCGAATCCATCAGGCAAACTACTTGGTGCTGGGTTTAAGGTTACTGTATAAGCATTGGCTGTACCTGTAGTAGCAATAAAGGCAGGTTGGCGAATATAATCTGCTGTAATCGCTGACTTTGCTGAATTAACCTTGTCTTGTGCCCCGGTCGGCGTCTCAGCAGCGTTAGCTTTAGTAAGAGCGGATTGAATGTCTGTAGTGTGTCCGTCTACTACACCTTTTAAGGTTACTAGATCCGGTATTGGGTCTGCTCCATTGAGGTTATGTGAGCTACCATGCGCTCCTGGAGTGGATTGTCCTGTAGCTGTAATCAAAACTTCTTTTGTACTGGGGTTCGTTGTTACTGTAATCCCTGTTCCGCCTTTAAATTTTAAGATATCGCTTTTAACCGTTGCCAAAATATCATTTAGGGTGGAGAAGGAGTTTTGGTTAACTTCAGCACCCGTTGCAATACCAGCAAGCTTGGTCTTGTCTGTTGCTGTGGTATGAATAGAAACATTATCAACGTGAGTCTTGGTATCCTCCAATGTCAACGCTGGAGCTGTTCTCCAACTACTTTTACCTGTTATGGCTTTTACACGGTTAGCTAGCCAGCCAAAAAGCTTTGTCGGACTACCTGTATCGACTGTAGGTACTTCCGTATCTACTAAAGTCCGGTTGCCTATCACCGTATCTGTGGCTGATCCATCTGTCCCGGCAGCAGTAGCAATCCCCGCAAGCTTGGTTTTCTCAGCCGCTGTAGTGTGGATATTTGTAGTTGCAATATGTGTGTCTGCGGTCTGTTTGTTTGCATCTATCTCCGTTTGGACCTTATCAAAGGCATCAGGAATTTGTGTGTATGTCTCACTGATCTTCTTTGATCCGTCCAGATTCAGGAATCGATTGCTCACGTGCCTCAGCTCCTTTCAATATAGATTCGATGTCTTGCTTAAGAATGTGTAACATACTCATCTGATCTTCTAAGTTTGGCAAGGTGTCCAATACTGCTTTAATAGCGTATTGAGTCTCTCTTACGGGATCGGATAGGTCTATAGATAGTTCAAGTATTTTTCTTACTCTCATTTAATACCTCCAATGGAATACAAAAAAAAGCCCCTCCTGAGGAGAGACCTTATAGATATGATTTGTTATTTTAATGCTTGTAACTCTGCATTTACTTTATTCAATGCTTCGGTTTTCTCGGTGATTTGCTTGTTAAGGCTATCTATGCCATTTTGATAAACCGTTTGTTCCATTCCTGGGGCAGCTTTCGCTAATTTTCCCTCTTGGATTTTCTTCTGCTCTTGAAGTTCTGCTATTTGCTTTTCCAATGTAGCTTTGTCAGTCAGAAGGAGTGTCTTTTTTACATTTACCTTGTCATCATTTACAACAACATCATTTGTCTTCATGTCAGTTGTTATATTAATCACCTTGCCTTCCAACTGCAAGTTTGCCCCTAAAGCGTCTGATAATGCCCGGATAGGGGCATTGGTTACACCGTTTATTACTGCTCCATTACTTGCAAGTTCCTTACCGTTAACCACGACTTTCAACTCACCAGATACCTTTTGACCTATCAAACTCTTAACTTGGGCAGCAAAAGCGTCCCCTGACGTTGCGACAATAGCACCGATTAAGACCCCGCTTAAGAGATAAACCCATTTTTTCATAGTATGTTTCCTCCGTTGGTATAATTACACTTATGATACCCTACGGAGTTGAGGTCGTAAAGGTACCGCCCCAGTTTTGATTTTCTACTCTTCCATGGTTATGAGTTGGTAGAGTGACTGAGTGGGTATGGTTAGCAATCAAAGCTCTAATAGAATTTAATTCTGCTCGGAGATCGCTAATACTTGTGATACTTAAACCGGTTATTGAAGAACCGTTTGAAAAATTGACCGGTCCTTGAAGTGTTATCGCTCCTCCATTCGCAGCAAGTAGCAACCCCTGGTTTCCAACGACATGCAGCTCGCTATAAGATGCATATATTAGACCTTGAGACTGCCCAGAAGAATTATAATAAGTGTGACCCGATATATTCGCTACTTGGTTCGTACCCAGTGTAACCCTCCTGGAATTCCCAGAATCATAGAATACGAATCCGTCACGGTCCAATTCTATCCGATCCCCGGACGATGCAGTTCTTATCCGACTTCCCAAGATATCCGCACCAGTAATGTTCGTTCCTGTTATTTCCCCGCCTATGATTTTCCCCGCTTGTACAGTACCTGTGAATGTGCCATCAACCCCTACCAGCTTTCCAGTAAAGGTTCCACCCGCAGCAGTTAAGTTACCTGTAAAAGTTCCATTGGCAGCCTGAAGAGTTCCAGAGAATATTCCGTCGGTTGCTTCCAGTGTCCCGTTAAACCTGTATTTGCCCGTTATTGGATCAAAATAAAGTTTATCCTGACCATTAGCTTGGAAGGATAGCTTATCTGAGTTTAAGATGACCTTACTCTTATGGTCCTCTCGCTCAATGAGCAAACCTTCAGAACGCGTAATACTTACACCGTAGTAATCCTTGCCTTCCTTAACCGCGGTCTTGTTTAGGTTGTTTACTGCTGAGGTAAGCGTTCCTTGAACCGGGAACTCGGATTGCTGCTCAGACTCGGACGGTGCTTCTATAGTCATTCGGAGTCCGCCGCCAAATCTGTACACTTGATGTAGGATAACAGTCTGGTAATCCACAATCCCATTCCAGGGGATATCAGTACCGTCCCACGTAGACACAGTTTCTTCCCAGCTGGTTCCTTCATATCGCTCAAATCCAATGATATCCCCCTGATCTAGTTGAGGATAACCCATAGAGTCAATAGTAGTTGGTAGATAACTGAAGCCATTAAGAGCTGCTAACAGGCCGTTAGTAATAGACTGGGTAGCAAACGGGTTCTCAACATATAAGGTATGATTTTCATCACCTGTACCTGCCTCATAAGTTAGCCCTTCTACTTTATCGTAGGTAACAACAATTCGACTGTAAGTCTTAATCGGGTTCGTCTGCTTAATTTGAATATAGTCACTGGCGTCCATCTTAAAAACGGGAGTATCGATAGCCGTGAACCTCTTAAACTTCACTTTTCCATCTTTACCAATGAATAGACTGGCGCTGTTTGCAGAAGCAATATAGGAAAGGACCTGCCGCATCGTGAAGTAAGTAGGTCCAGCCTGTATTTTGTAGCTTGAATTGATTTGCGCACTACTGTCAGCAACCCACCCCATACGCCTAAGTATCTCATTAAACACGGCCTGTTGCGTAGCTGGGTAAGTTAGAGACGATATAAAAACCTCATCAGCAAACACCAGCTTGTCGTAACAGGTGAATACCCATACATCATTCGCTCTCTCCCGACTATCCACATAAAACTCACCAAGTGGCAGCCAGTCCGTGCCAGTCCCTGTCCAAGAGGTATACATCTGCTCCCAAGGGTATTTAGCATCCAGCCAATTCAGACCACTAAGAGATAGCGATAGATACGGCACGATACGAGCATTAGCGGGGATAATTTCGTTGGTTCGCAATTTAATATTAAGTTTTGACGGTATTGCCGTACCGATCTCAAATCCACTAGAGAGTGATAGACTGTTCTCGATGCTAAAATCTACAACTTTGGATGCATCATAATCCACCCCGTTGACTGTGGCCTTGACGATAAATTCTCGGTCATATCGCCTTAAGTAATCCGTATAAAGTGGTGATATTGGATACATAGTTTCACTGCTCCGTTAAGGTCACTTTAAGACCTGACCAAAGAATTTCCGATCCATTTGCCACAGTGAAGGGTGATGGGCGATTGCCCACATAAAAGCGTTTGGTCACATAGTCCCCAGCCATCGGGTCTGGATAGGTGACGTTAAAAAATGTATCCGACATGGATTTAAGTAAGGCGGATATATCTGACCAACGTAATATACCCCACGTCATTTCAAGTTGACGTTTCACAGCAATCCTATCCCGATGTAACGTACCATCGGCAGTCCGAGTAGTAGAATCCCCGTCATCAATGTCTAGGACAGTAGGGGCGAACTGAGTAGGGTATACGGCGATCTCTACACCATTAATTTTGATCATGCTGATCCCTCCTTATAGATTAAGCAGCGTCCGTCCAGCCTGCCTCTGAGTTTTATTAATTGCGTTGATAGCAACACGTCCGAATTCCGTCTCTCCAATTTTCAGTACCGCACCTTTATCATTGCTGCGAATTGCTTCTAATATTGAGGTAAGCACTTCGAGCATAGGCCCATTGTTCGCCCCAATCATGTCTTGAAGCTTGGAAAGCGGCGATACAACCTCGGGATCTACAGAAGCCCCTTTGTTATCCCCGACCATTGCAAGCGTAGGACCATAAGCCAAGCCCCCTTTTGCCAGTTTCGGCACCTTGGGTATGCTGATACCAAAGCCTGTATAGCCCGTCATATCCTCCATCCAATCTGGCATATCGATTTTGATGCTGTTTAAGCCATCAATCAGAGCATTAATCCCATCAATAATAAGATTTAACGGAGCTTTAACGATGGGCCAGAGTGCTTCAAATACACCCTTAAAAATATCTCGCACTCCCTGCCAAGCCCTTTTCCAGTCGCCTGTAAATGCGCCCATGATGAAATCAATAAGTCCACCCAATGTTTTCAAAAGACCTGAAATAAGGCTACCCACAATGCCAAGAACTTCTTTAACAATACTTAGAACCGTCTTAAATCCAGTAACAAAAGCAGGTGCCAATAGATCAATAATGTTGTTAATAAGAGGTCCAATGAACTTGTTGTAGTTAGTTCTCCGACTTGCTGAATAATACCCTTGATCGTTCCTTGCCAAAGATCCTTTAATGTTGTCAAAAATGGCTCAATAATCGGCTTTAAAACTTCGTCCCATAATTTCTGGAATGTACCCCTGATACCATTCATCATTTCGGAAATTTTGGATAGAATGTCCGCTCCGTATCGTGTCCATAGATCTTTTACGATCTGTAGCGTATCCTGTACAATCTGCTTAATCAGATCAAATACTGGTTTAAAGGTTGTTTTAAAAATGTCATTAATTAGATCCACGGCCCACTTAAATGTCTTAGCCGCTTCTTTAAAGGCTAATACTAAGACATCCGTGAATATAGGTGCCAGTGTCTTTACAACCGCATTTACTATGGGGATTATGAAATCATTTAGTGCATATTCTACAAAAGGTTTGATTGTGTTATCTAATAAGCTCTGAATTGATTTACCAATCTGCGGAATGACATCCATGAAGGTATCTCTGAGCTGTTGCAATGCTGGGAATAGAGTTGTAGTCCAGACATCGTTTATGGCATTAACTGCATTCGTGAACGTGGTTGCGAAGGTCTGGATAGCCCATACCAGGGTATCCGTAAAAATAGGAACCAGTGTCTCTGCAAGAGTTGTGCCGATTGGTATAGCGAAACCATTCATAATAAAATCTGAAAATGGATTTAGTGTATTGGTAAGTAGACTGTCCAGTGCTGATGCGATCTGAGGCATTGCTGATACAAAAGCATTTTTCACTTGTTCAAGACTAGGGAGCCACACTGTATTCCAGAGTTTTATCGATTCATTCGTACTGTTCTTGAACGTCTTATCGAATTCTGCAAAGGTCCATACGATCTCCTTTGCAATCACAGGGGCAAAAGCTTTAGTAAAGCCTACTACTATAGATGGGATAAAGTCCCCAACTACGTACTTAGCCATTGGGACAAGCACTTTATTCATAAGCGTCTTAAAGGTCTGACCTATACTCTCTACGGAACGTTTAATTGGAGGCATCATATCTACAAAAGGTTGCAGTGCAGGTCGCATTCCTGCCCAGCCTGTTTTAATGAAATTCCAAATAGAATTGAATGATGCCTTTAAGCTATTCATGAGATCTGCAACCTGTTGCTTAATTGGGTCAACATCAATGGATGGTGTACTTAAATCCAGATCTCCCATTGATCCAAGGCCAGCCCCGATTCCGCCTAGACCTGCTGCTCCTTTTGCTGCATCTTTAGCTGCATCTGCGGTAGATTGCGTAAGGGTGTTTAATTGATCGAAACTTGCCAAGCTCCCCTTAACATCTTTGGCAGCTTTCTTAGTTTTTTTCCCAGCTTTATCTGTTGCTTTACCCGCGGCATCCATAGATCCAGCTGTGTTGTCAGCCGCACTACCCATGTCACCTAATGCATTAGTTACGGGAGCCGAGGACGAGCTTGCCGCATTACCAAAAATCAATTCCGTGAATGCCTTAAAATAGGCAGCAGCAATTTGGAGCTTACCAATGATCCAATTTAGTCCCTTTAAGATAGGAGTAAGGATATTGATAAAGCCAGCGCCCATTGTGCCCTTGAAGATGTTCCACTGCTCACCCATGAGGCGGACCTGATTGGCCCAGCTACCTGACGTGCGTGCAAAGTCGCCTTGTGCATCTCCAGTGACGGATAAGAGATAGTTGTAACGTAGCAACGTTTGACTGGCTTGGTCCATCTTTTCCCACGATGTTTTTATGCCTTGGCTAAGTGCATAGGCTTCCATGTTAGCCACAGACATGTTGACACCGAGCTGTTTGAGTGGTTCGGTCTCGCCCGAGATTCCGGACCTAATCTTCTCAAAAGCCTCATCGGTACTTAGATTGTAAAAAGAAGCCATGTCTGCCGACAATTCCGTCAGCTTTTTCGACATGGTTTCCATTTGCACCCCTGCAAGGCCGGAGCTTTTCATCATAGCCCCTAGTGTGGATGAATACCGTTTGGCTGAAAGCTCAGATAGACCAAAGCTATTAAGGGTTGTCTTAGACCAATTGTTAATGTCTTGAGCCATACTACCAAAGGTGACATCGACCACGTTCTGAACCTCTTGGAGATCAGAGGCTAGGTTGATAGCTTCTCTGCCAAACTCCACAAGTCCGTGTATAGCAAAAGCCCCAGCGATAATACCGCCAAGGCTTTTAAATGCTCCACCTACCAAGTTAGTAGCAGTTCCAGCTATACCGTTTAGTTGTTGTTGGAAGGGTCCATAATTCATTCCTATATCTAAATCTACGCGCCCTACACTGCTCATTGTGGCTCACCCCCAAACATTCGAGCCAACGCGGCTTCCAGAGACTTCATTTCCATGTCCATCTTTCCTGGATCGGACAATTTTTGTTCCGCACGGCGCAGGCGCCAATCGTTATAAATACGGCGTTGATCCTTATTGAAGCCCTTAACCACTTTTGGGTCCGTCTCTGATCGGATTGTCACGATACTGCCCAGCGGTGTGTCCGGCATGAGTCCAGCTACCAACGTGCAAAACTCTCCCCAAGGCATATCTCCTTGGGTACGAATACGTATGCCATATTGAGTAGCCATACTCGCCTCAATTAAGGGCCAGTCTTCACGGAGGTCATACCAGCCGCCCTCTGCTTGGCTGTTACTGACGAAATCGCGCGTCGGCTTCCTCGTAAGATAATTCTTGCATAGCCGCAAGAAGAGCAGTCATTAGAACTTTAAGATTAGCTACACTCATCTTCGCTACACCAATTTCTTCATAAGCCTTATTCCCTAAGGCTCCTTCGATTGCGAAAAGAAGAGACTTAGCACTAGCGTCCTGTGCTAATTCTTCAAATCTCAATACTGCCTCCACCGAATTATCTACAGGATATACTTTTTTCCCAATCTGAATTGATGCTTGTTCCGTAGAAAACTTATCTGTAATATTGATTACTTTTGACATATGTTAATCCCCCTTATGGTTTTGTTGGTGCTGGTGTAAATGTTGGTTTACCATCAGACAATAGCTCGAATTCCAGACCGTCAATATTGGTGCTGTCTCCACCTGCTGGAGTAGTTAAATTAATGACGCAATCCATGGCAAGTTTGGCACCGCTTGGCATGGTCCATTCGAATTTGGTTTCGACTTCTTGTCCCGTACCAATCATCAATCCGGCGATATAATCATTACCTGGATCACCGTAATTTCGTTTGCCACTCAGAGAGAATGTCAGCCCCTTACCTGTTACAGCACGGCGTGTCCATCCTCCTTGGTCCATCGGCGTCCACTCTTCTGTGTTTCCATCAATGGAGGGTGTGAATGTCTCCAAATCCTTAATTGGTAGCATTTCTAAGGCTGTAGAAGCTCTGCCCTTTGTACCAATTTTAAAAACGTTATTGTGAACAGGATATACGCCTGTTGTCCCCAAATTAATCCCCTACCTCTCATAATAGATCGTTGTCTCAATTACATATTCATAAATCCCTGCTTCATCCGTACCTACACTTACAGGCTCGGCAGTCCGTAACTTAAAGTCGATTACTCGTTTACCTCCAATAACTGCGGAACGACCAAATAACGCAGCGTAGACCTCTTGGGCCTTGCGCTCCGCTGTATCTGCATTTTTGCTCCAATGGATCAAGATAGATACCGCCTTAACCGCATAGCTCGTGCTATCTAGCCCTCCAATGGCAATGATCGGCGCTCCTGGAGAGATGTTGTATAACCCAATGCTTTGCGGCTTACTGCCATCAATCTTACCAATGTACCAACTCGGACAATCCACCTGCGTCTTAAGCCAATCTCGTATTTCTCCTAAAGTCACTTGATATAACCCCCTGAGAACTTCTTAAGTAGTTTCTGGAAGGCTTTTTGAATGAAATTACTCTTCTCCCAATCTTCCAGCCATTTACCTTTAGCGTTCGCGTTTTTGTCTTGTCTAAAGTTATATTCTGGATGCCAATATTGACGACGGGCATAGGGGGTGTCATATACCAACTTGACTTTGCCTCGCTTAGCCTTGGAATCATCCACATGGCCGCTACGCTCCAGTTCTCCAGTCTGCTTCGGTACAACTTGGGCCGTTGCAACTTCCGAAAGAATGCTGTTCTCAGCTCCAGCTACAACTTGGACCAATGCTTCTATGGTTGCTGCATCTAACTTCTTTAACGCTGCTCTGTTCATGGTGGTTTTGACCTTCACGCTACATCAACTCCAGTTCTGTAGAGAAAACAGAGCCATCTGGATTACGTGGTTTAGCTGCTCGGAAAATTGATCTTTGTATCTCCCCTAGTAGTATATAGCCCTCTATTAGCTTTTCTGGGTTAATATCTCCTTTAATAATAGCCTTACCTGAGAGAGTCACCAATCGGCGTTCCTTATCTAAAGTCTGTTTGGATTTCTCATCAAAAGAACAAAGCCCATCGAATATCAACTCCTCGATAGGCTCACCATCTTCACTTAATTCTGTTTGATAAACTTTAATCGGTGTGACTAGTATCCAATTTGGAAATGGCAGCTTCCCACGCATCAACATAGCCTCCTACTGGTCAATCCCGAGGCTGCTAGGAGGCTTGTCACTGACTCTGTGGTCTGGATACCTCCAGCGCCCTGAACTGATTGAAAGGACAGTGATATACTACCTGCACTGTAGCCTGATAGTGGGAAGTTTAAGTAATCGCCGTATTGATACATGAAGTCTGCCTGCTGGCAAACAGCCTTTACTATACGTAGCTTTTGGAACGGAGTCAGGCCAGTGATCCCACCCGTAATAATCCGGTTATAGGTCAATATGTCAACTTGATCACTGGCATGCTCCAAGGCTTTCTCAAGCTCAGTTACCGGAATCAGTCCAGCACCGTACTGGTCATACTCTGCTGCGGTTACATAGGCCATAAGGTCACCTACTTCTCAGCTTTAGTAACTGGCTTTTTATCAGGGATACTCTCTTCTACCTCATATCCATGATCTTCAAACCACTCAAGCACATTCTTGTTGTCCGTCTCACCAACGCCATCGACAAATGATACACCAGCAGAAATCCCGGTGTATTGTTTATTGCGTGCATATACTTTTTTCATATGATCCTCCTTATGAGACTTTAATTTTCCGCATAACACCAGCGGATTTAGTAGCCTTTAGTGCTACAGCGGCTACCATTTCCACCTCACCTGTTTTAACGGCTCCTGATGTCGTGTAATCAGGCAACCATGTTTTAACTGGTGGCTGTCCGGCCATAGAAACGCCATGGAATGCATCTAGTCCTAAACGCACCGCATACAGCGATGTAAGTCCAGCATTTGCCCCAGTGCCCGTCGATACAATCGGATTATTACTCCCTGCTTTTGCCCCAAGGTCAATTAAAGGAATGCCATTGTATGCTTCAACCTGTCCACCAAAATCATTACGTGTTGTCGTATAAGCACCTGAACGACGAGCTGCCGCGCGAATCTTAGCAATTAGCTTTAGATTGCCCATGATTACTGAAGGTGTACCATCCAAACCCATTAGGAATTCATCAAGCATATCCAAAAATACCTTATAGTTTGTATCCAAAGCAGACGAGGATGATAGATCAATAATAGATCCCGGATCAAACTCAGTGCTAGATCCTGCCAACGCCTTCTCCAAGCCATCGAATGCCTTGGCATCTACTGCGCTGTCCCCGTTAATTACTGTGTCATTAAAGAGTGCCTGAGCCGCTTTGATCTTTTGTTGCATTTGGAGAGTTACTTCACTAGCGATACCACCCATTCCTGCGATGATTCGGTCAATCTGGAATGTACCACCAAATACTTTTAAATCAACGTTGTAGCGCTGTTTCGTTACCTCTTGCGGAGTATACTCTGTGTTAATTTCCCGAAACTGTGCTGTAGGTTGTGTAATCAGACGAGTATATCCGTAAGTGAGAGTAGCTCCTCCACCTGTTGGAGAGACAGCATCGTCAAAAGTGAGATTATCTAGAAGGAAATTATTCTTCTGGAACTCATCGATTACCCCCATTTGTAATGCATCCTGTACATTCTTTTTTGCTTCTGCTAATGTTACCGCCATTTTTCATCATCCTTTCTTATTTTGTTTGATAGTGTGCCGTTACAGCATCTTGCAATGAGATTGGTTTATTCGGATCCACAGGGGTTGGTTTCCCATCATTGCCTACTTTAAATCCCGGTGCCTTTGTATCATCTGTCTTGAATAAGAATGCCTTGGATTCCTGCAATCCTTTAAGCTGATCATCCAGACCTACAATCTTATCACCGTCAATTACAAGCTTTTCGCGGTCAAACAGACCAGCCACTAGCCCCTCGTCATGGACCTTACCATTGAGCGCTGACTTAATAGCGTTGGTAAGTGTTAGGCCCTTTAAATCGGCTGCGTACTGATCAGCGGCGGTCTTGTTCTCACTTTGAAGCGTCTCAATCTGCTTTTTCAGGTCTTCACTAGCTCCTGCCGACTTCTTAAGCTCATCTAATTGCCCATCACGTTCGCCTAAGTCCTTCTCAAGCTTTTTCTTAGTGTCATTTACTTCATCAAAACGCGCTTTAGGGATAAAACCCTTAAGTTCATCTTGCGATGCTGCGGCTGCCTTGTTAGCCTGTTCCTCGGTAAGTCCCAACTCTATAAACTGCTCTTTATTCACGGTTTTTCCTCCATTCATCTACGCTTTTTACCCGGTTGCGTCCGGTGATGTCTTGTTCTTTAACGTCCGCAATACCAAAAGGACGGCAAAATAAAAACACCCTCACGTGAGCGTGTTATTTGGGTGGTATCATGATTTTTTCGCGGGCACGATCTCGCCGGAGTTGTGGATTATCCTTCAGATGCTCTCTGATTCTACCCTGCCACTCCTTGACCTTAGCTGCGGCAGCCGCTTGGTTGTCTTCGTCTACACTTCCGGCCTCCCGGCGCTTATATTTCCTGATCTGCCGTTCCATATAACGCTGTTTCTGTTCTGCGTCATAATTTTCTAGGGCTAGATCTTCGTCAACTGGCTTCGGGATGGTGCTAACCCCAGGAATAAAGGTTGTCATGTTGTGTCTGCAATGTGGATGAAATAGACCAGCAGCCATGGCCGTACTAAGTAATGGGTAATCCCCATCGGAAGCCTTGCCACCGCTGTATACATCGTCGATGAATACCTTGCCCTGATAAGGTAGGCACAGACTTGAACAGTTATTATGAGCAGATATGAGGACAGTATGGATACCCAACTGCTGCCGTTTGGCTCCCTCTCCTGTGAAAACTGCTCGTTGGGAGGATGCCCGCAGCGCCAGTTCAGCATAAGAAGCTACGTTTACGCGGCGACCATTGGAATAGGTGATATAGTCAAAGCCCTTATCCAAGAATTCCTTGGTCGCCATATCTATAGCTTGGTTGAGCGATAAAGCCCCGGAGTTAAGATAGATCTGTGATTTAAATATAGTCTGCCTAAACACGTCATCAGCCTGCCGCAGCATAGCGGATTTGGCCGCTTTCATCTCTCCTCTTGATGCTTCGACCAAGGAATTAATACGCTTGTCGTTAAGCTTGAAAAAGCTTTCGTCTGTATCATCTACCTTAAGGGCATCTTTTGTCGCTCCCGGTCTGATACGATTCCACAAGCTGTTAGCTGCTGCCTTAACTCTGTCGACACCGCTTTTAAATGAATCCCTTATAGATCCCTTCGCGGCTTCCTCAATTTCTGGCTCCTGCTTTCTAACAATTTTCCGGGCTTCCTTCTTATACTGCTTCAAGTCCTCCAGCTTACGTTGTTGCCATTGTTCCCATTCGAAGCCTTCCTTCTTCTCTTCATTCTCGTGTCGCGTTAAGTTCCTCTTCATGGACGCAATCAGATCCGTCTCCATTTGTGAGAAGATTTTACGAATGTCATATTTCTTCATTCATCTTCATCTTCTTCAATGTTATCAGGAGGCTTGTCACGATTAATTCCCGGTTCCTCCACCTCAGTTAGTCCCTGTTCCTCTTTGAGTCTACCTATCTCTTTTGCCTTATCCTCATCTGTCCAGGTATCGCCGTATAACTCTTCTACAACTCGCTCGATAGACATGATACCTAATGCTTTTGCCTTACCTACCGTCTCTACTACAGCGTCAAATGATGGGCTAGCGTACTCCCCAAAACTAATGCTGGGTTCGTAATCCTTGGCTACCTGACCTTTAATGGTATCCTGCACCTTAAGCGCCGTTGCCACGAGTTCCGGAACCACCTCATTCAGACGGTCAATGATCTTGCCTCGGGTGTAAAGCGTAGCCTTCTCTTTTTCCCTTTGAGCTTCTGCATTGTCCAGCTTCTTCAAGTCGATCCCCAAAGTAGATGGGCTGACAATCCCCTGCAAGCACATATCTAACGCACTAGCATAAGAGGCTACAAATGCCTCATACAAGATTGCAGGTTGCACCATGTCGATCTGTCCCTTGGCATCCTCGGCCATTACGCTACCGATGCGGATAAACTGGTTATCGAAGGGATTCGGCCTTTGAAGCTGCCCTGTTTCGGGGTGCTTGGGAATCAGATCCTCAGGAATGTACTTCTGGACCCGACCTGCCCGGATGGCATCCACCCACTGGCTGATTACCTCATCCAAAGCATCAAATGAGTCTGACTTGCTGTCAAATATACTCTTGCCACGTCCGGGCCACTTTTGAGACTTAAAGAACATCAGCGGCACAGCCATAAGGAAATCCCCACTATAGGTAACATCAGCCAATGAAGCCGTTTCAGGTAGTGTAGATAGCGCAACCTCTTTGCCGTAAGCATCTAGCAATTGATAACGGATATAACCATGTCCAAATGTCTCGACCAGCCTGTAATCCTTGTTGTTGGCTACATAATCCGTATAAAATATGACCTCTTGGAGTCGGTTACGAGTCCGCTTGTATTCCACCTGATCGCCACTGTAAAACTCTATGATGGGATACTTTGTGACCTCGGTGTCCACAGTTATTTTAAAGGCCCCATCACCAGCAATCAGCGCCTCAGTTATTCCGCCACCTAGTAGCTCATTAAAGTCGTTATCTTTGCTGATTTCATCCCATAGTGCCTTTGCTGGCTCATTATCCAGATCCACATCATTTAAATCTACTATTACAATGTCCGCGAGCCTATCAGCTACCATAGCAGGTAACCCCGAGTGAATCTTTCGGACACCTAATCCATCGGATGGGACAGCAGCCCAGAAACGTGATTTACTTACCGCATCTGATTTCGTTTGTTTATAAAACTGGTCCAGCTCGGACGGATCACCACGATACCACAGTCTATTACGTAATACGTTGGTCCTAAATGAAAACGGCTCTGTGATTGTGATAATCTGACTCTCTGGCGCTGGGTTAATTCTCAGCATCTTCATTACCATGTTCTTTAACCACCCCAATTCCTTAACCTCCTAACAAGTACATCGTCTCTGCTACGCCTGTTGTAGCGTCTGGTGCATCATCATGGGTATTCTTGCCTTCCCTCTGATAGCTCATCATTGCCTTGTAATACTCAGGCCACTTGTCACGCCAGTTGACCGGATAATAAATGTGATTCATAACCCATGTTGCATTAGATGTAATCCGGGCCACCTTATTCTTACTCTGGTGGAACCAGCTCACATCCGTCCGGTTACTCTTCAGGTCTTGTTCCAATATTCGCTTCACATTCCTAGCAAATGCCCGACCACCGCTGTTGGACTCAATACGTTCTTTGTTTACCTGAAACGCAAAAAGAGCCTTTGCGACGGCTGGCTCTGTGTCCTCCATAGGAGCTTTTGTATAAATGATATCTAAGACATATGCTTCTTTTCCATACACTCCCCAAATGATATTGCAGAGGTAATCACTGCCTTCATCCGCTGTATCACAGTATGCATATATGCCTGTAAATAGAGGGTTGTCATTGGCATCTATAGGTAGTCGTTCGTAAGTCTTGAAGCCGCTATACAGTTTACCCTTGATGTCTATCGGGATCTGCTGATAGTTGGCTGATGCAATATCCTCACCCATAGCGCGGACCTTCATGTCATACGATTCGCGGCTAAGGATTTCCTCACACAACATCGTTCCGTCATCCTGGAGGGCCTTCATGGTCAGCAGTCGGACCTTCTTCTTCTCTTCTGCGAAGTGTTCCAAAGCCCGGCCCGCTAGATCACCAGAAGCCCATCTTGTCATGATGATGATAATCTTGCCGCCCTCTTCAAGACGGGAAAGCATCGTATTCGTAAACCAGTCCCAATGTTTTTCAAGTGTTGACTCGTTGCTGGCTTCCTCTGCATTCTTGATCAAGTCGTCGATCATTAGTATCGAAGCACCAAATCCTGTCGCTGTACCCGTTGGAGACGTAGCCAGATAGTTATTATATCCACCCTCTAAGCTCCACAGGTTCATGGCCCCGTCACCCTGCTTAATCTTGACCTGAGGGAAGATGTCGCTATATACGATAACGCTAGGGTCAGCTTTGATAGTGCTTATCCCATTACGTACGGCCTTGGAGAATGTGGTTGATAATGTCTCGTTATATGAGCCTGTCATGACCTTTTCTTGCTGGTTCTGCCCAAATACCCACTGTGCAAACATGGAAGCTGTCCTTGATTTACCATGCCGCGGTGGCTCGTTAACAATGAGAATGTCGTCATCAGACTCATAAAACGCCTGCATCTCGTTACAAAGCTCTACTAGATAGTCTCGATCGTCTTTATAAAATTCTGGAGCCATGGCTTGGCAGAAGTAAAAGAACTCTCGTCTTGCAAGCTCTATCCGCGCTCCTCGCTTGATCAATTCCATATCAACCATCACGTATCAACTTCTTCAACTCTTCAGGAGTTAGATCCTTATAGGGATTATACAGATCCACATTACCGCTATGTTGTACCTTATCTACAAACATACCAAGGTGTCGGGCTATACTATCAAGTGCGCCTTTTTTATCATGCAACTTAATTGATATACCTTCTTTGGTTTGTTTAATCTCGGCTACTGCATCCATCTTAGAACGATCTATATAATCCGTTTCGTATATCTCCACGGTTTTGTATAACTGAGTTCCTGATTCTGTCTTAAACTCTTTCTCTTCAACTTTCAGATAATCGGTAATGTTGCTAAATCCTAACTTGGCATATTCTTTTAAGACCATGTCGGCAGTGATCTCAGTTCGCTGGGATCGTTCATTCATAGCCAGTTGTACGGCTTGCTGGATGTCTGGTTTCGTTAGGTTTTCTTGTCCTATCTTTCTAGCTGTCTTCATGCTGTATCCTGCCCTGATCGCTGCCTGAGTGGCATTGAGGTCAATCAGGTATTCTTGTACGAATGTTTTCTGTTTGGCTGTCAATGCCATTCTCTTCACCCTTTCTATGCAAATAAAAAAGCCGCCCATTGGCGACATATAAGTAGAGATTTAGATGAACATAAATTATCTACAATAGATTAATAAAAGCAAACCTCTATTAAAGAGGTCTGGTTAATTATGTAGTAGCCGCTTTACTTAGGCAGCGGTGGCCTCCACGATCCACTCTTTACCCGTTGTGGTCACGGTTATTGGAGGACTGGCATATGAGACCAGCAAAAGTGGCGTAAAAATTTATTAATAGAGATTAAAAAAGCACCTACTAGGGTGCTTTTACTTAGATCTCTTTTTTTTCAATCATAGTAACCTGTTCTATTAGCCTAGAACTATGTTCTGCTCCTTCTATTGCTGCCTGCTTAATCTGCTCAATCAAGAATTTAAACATTTCTTCATTGTACAGATGTTTATTCTTAGTAAGATATGTTAGATTTTCTTCAAACTCCGTAGTTAGTCCATAAACAGAACTACGCATCTCATCTAACTTGTTCCTCCAAAGTTCTCTTTCTTCTTCATTCATCTTTTCATTTGTACTCATATAAAAATCACCTCCTTATAACATCATAATTCAACATTAGGAAGGATTTTCCTTCATAAGATACCGCCCCACTAAAGAGGCAGCTATACATAGGTTATGAATAACAAATTAGAAAAGGCCACTCGAAGGAGTAGCCTTAATCCATACCGCATAATATTTAAATCAGCTTATAATTATTTTTTTTCCCTTTTACGTTTAATAACTATATCCGTTATTATAATCAAAATCGTTATTAAAAGGGATTGTATTAAAGGTCTTACAAAATTGGATTCTTCGTAAATGAAGGAAGCCAATATAAAATTAAGAATAAAAGTAATTAAGTATTTCAAGTTTGATCATCTCTTCTCAGAACCAAGGATCGACAATTGTCGATTTTCTAATATCATTTTCAACATTACCACCAGTATAATTAGAATTTTTAGTAACTCTTATTTCTTTTTTTATCTCGTAATCGCCTATGAAAGTACCATTTTCAGTAAAGAATCCTTTTCCAATTTCTCGATAGTAATACTTAATAAGAAAATATAAATCTTCTTTATCTGTATTGATAAAATAATATGCCGCAAAACCGCCAGCAGCAGCTACAGATATTTTAACCGGATCTGGAATCCCCATATTTTTTGCCCATTCAATAACCGCTGCGGCCAAAGCCGTTTTCGTTGCAGCTTGAAACTTTCTCGAATTATAAATGTCATTCAATTTCTCGTGCACCCATGGACCTGGATAAGAAGTAGCTCTTGTAGAGTACTGATCCTGTTGGGAAATTAAACCATTGGCTTTAGCAACTGCTTGAGGAGATGTTTCAACTAACTTTATATTACCATTTACAATCTGAAATTCGACATTATTTTCCTTTAAAATACTAACAACTCTTTCATTTAGCACAGGTGAAGCCTTTTCATTTCCTTCTGCAGCAACAGCGGCAATAGGAACGCTAACCAACATACAAATAGACAGTAATAAAGTAATCAATCTTTTCATTAGAAAACCTCCTAGTTTTTTATTACAAAATATACTATAACAGGAATTATTGTAAATATAAACTATTATATGTAATTATTTAGAAGTTTATTTAAAGTTAGATCCATTTAAGCCTATTTATCTTTCGCCCATCTTACTAACTTACTCTTAGTCTTATTCTTCTTTAAAGGATTGGCTATGATTACCTTTTGTAAGGAAGTCATTTAGAATCATCCGCAACATAAGAAAAGGCCAGCATAAGCCAGCCTGTTAGACGTGATATGATATCCTTGTGACAGACATCCTAAATCGATTTTCCACAATACAATCATAACAGGTACTTTGTCCATAAGTCGGACATAAAGCGGACAAAAAGCGGACACGAATCTATTCTTTTAACACAATCAAACCTAATGTGCTAGCCAATCGATAAATAGCTATGGATTTGATCCGTCTGTAATGGCGTTCGCTGTACCCTATCTGATTAGCTGTGTCATAATCCCATGCATCATCTTCGTCCATATATCTAGCGCGAATTAATTTCTGTTGTTTCCACCCTAACCGACCAATGGCTTTCTCAGCCCGTTCAACGTGCTTTCTGCGGCGTTCTACCTCGTCTAGCATACGAGTTACTAGATTGCCTGTTTGATCACTTGTAACACCTGTATAGCTTCTCGGCATATCTGAGTAGGATGCTGTGATGCTAGGTTCTTCAGGAATGTACTCCGTTACTTTATATTCTCTTGCTTGGAGCAAATACTTTTCGACAGCCACTCTTGTCTCTTCCTCATTGACTTTATAAATTCCCAATGATAATTGCTCTACTTCCAAGTGAATCCTCCTTTCTTTATACAAAACTGAATAAGTCTGTTTGCCCTTCGTAATCGTGGAGGTCCACAATATCACCGGATTCCAGCATACTTGCAGGTGCCTTATGTTTATATCTATCCCATACAGGTGATCCTGCTACCCTTTCCGGATGTTTTTCTTCAGCCTTTTGAGTCCATACGAAGTATATCTTAGCTACTACTTGCATGCTGGCTCTCCTCTCTGCTCCTTAATGTTGTCTTAGGACGATTGGCGTATCTCGGTAACGTGGCCGCCTCTTCAGGAGTTACTCCGGTCTTTATACGATGATAAAACAGTGATCGGCTTATACCGTTTTGCTCTGCTTGCTTTAGTAGTTTAATAGAATACTTACGCCGCTTTTTTAGCAAATCATTTGACTCGTATAGCGGAATTGTTGCTGCCTCTTCACGGGTCCATCCCTTGTGTACACGGGTCATGAATGTGCTATATCCGATACCATTTTGGGTTGCAGCTTTAGACCAGTGTATCCAAATGCTTTTACGTCTACATATTGGTGTATTCATCGCACGATCCTTGTCCCAGCCCAATATATAGACACGACTGTAGAATGTAGACCGCTTTATGCCTTTAGATGCTGCTAAATCGTAGTCTTCCTCAGTTGCTCTCATGTCTCTGTATCCTCCCTCTCAGGTAGGTTGAGTTCTGCGTAATGGGTTACACCGCCGACATATCCTCTCCCGTTGCTTTCCCACCAGCCTAGTCCGAACTTATGGCCCTCGATTATAATTGCGGTAAGGATTTGATTCTCATCATCAATAACAAGGAATTTACTTTTCATTGTTGGTGGATTCTCTGGATTGTACTTTATCCAAGGTATTGCGTTCGTCCGGTTGTAAAGTTCGTCATATTCCTGCTCCAGTTCAGTAAGCTGTGTTCTAAATTCCTGTTCTGATTCTTGTAACTTTCCAACAAGGATTTTTAGGTCAAAGTGGGTAAATTCCTCCCCACCCAGATATCTTTTGATCGAATTATATAGAGCTTCCCTGTCCCTTGGATGCATGTTTATTCCTCCTTATCCATTACTGCTAATAGAGCTGCTTTACATATGGCTTCAGGGGCGGTATGTGCCTCCACCATCGAAGGTTCATTAGTCTCAGAATCGGCATAAATCTCAACCGCATGATGATAATTCCCTTCAAATATTTCTATTCTGGATAAGTTAACGATGGGAAACCTCTCCACTACTTCCCATGCTGCGGATATGTCTGAGCTATAATGCTTTGGGTATGTGGCATAAGCACCTTTCCTTACATACCCAACTTGAAATCTGCTTTGTTCGTATCCCATTACCTTAAGAGCAACCAATCTGTTCAACTCTCTGCCCGGCTCCAATGCCAATAACTGTTCAGGTGTCATGTGTATCCTCCCTCTCAGGTAAGGGGTAACAGGTCAGTCATCCGTTATCCTTCGCTATCTGAATATTCCCCTAATAGATTCATTTCAAAGTTCATAAAGCTACGATCCGCTGCCTTTAAAATTGTTTTGTCCTCGTAATCCACTGAGAAGTGAGTACCGAACAAAGTGATTTGCTTGGCATACGCGAATATCTGTATCTCATCCACCAAAACTATGTCTCCATCTGAGTCTCTTTGGTAAAAGAACCTTTGTTCAGGCTCAAGTTCGATTTTTATTTCTTCAAAAGAAGGCTTAATATCTCTACTCATTCCACTACCTCCCCAAGTCCCATAATTACATAGCCGTCTTTAACGTAAATAGGATTATCTAGCATGTAAGTTACCGTCTTGACGATCCCACTTCCTGTGTATTCCACGTCCCATTCTTTCAATACCAAAACATCACCGACTGCATATGATCTGTCATTCTTGCGTACTTCAAACGTTTTCGTCCCGTCATAAACTGCTTGAAAATATTGTATGGATAGATAAAGCCCTTATACGGCCCACAATGCGTTGGGGTTATTCTGTCGATAGAGGGCCGTTTAGCCTATCGCAAAATTTCTTCGAACTGTGACATTACTTTTTTAAGCTGGACGTATATTTGGGGTCATATTCAACTTCGACAGCAAATTCAGTGTCACATACCGAACATGCCAAATCGTATTCGTTTGATTGATGCATATCATCATTCGAGTTTTCTGAGAAGCAAACGGGGCATATGATTTTATCTTCTCTGTAATGATCCCATTCATCTAGATTTAACTCTTTTGCACGAGCTAGAGCTGCTAACTTGAGTTCTTCTTTTCTGTCAGCAGTGCAGGGCTGGCACTCAAATCCGTCTGGATGTCCCCAAGGAGTCTCCGTTAAATCCTTACGATGAGTGTTACATGTTACGCATCTGTTATGGTCTTCGCAGACGATGTAAGAGTATGATTGTCCATTCCCTAGGCACTTGTTACACCCACAAACCCAATACCATCCATCATCAAATCTTTCGGCGTAAAGTCCTCTCATTGGAGGTTCAAGGCTGACCTCCGGCAATCCATTCCTATGAAAAGGATCATTCCAAGTGTTTGTATGACCTGAACGAGTCCTGCGCTCCCACTCTTTAGGTATTTCAGGAATGAATATCTTTGTATCTTTCAAGTTCATGATTTATTTCCTTTCTATTTGGCGTAATGTGTCTGCTGCTCAGCCGGATAGGGTTATCCCTTGTTATAGAGTGGTTAAAGGGGATGTCTCCCCTCTGTTGCTTCTACCAAGTCCGATGCACTTCTGCAATATGTTCAAACCCGTCATAGTCCTGAATTATCCACACTACATCATGAGGAACTTCAACGATTTGTACGTTTGAGTGATTAACACTTGCTTTTTCACACAGTTCTTCAATTACGGCAATGATATCCGGGTCAGTACGTAGAGTATTTATATCCCTTTTAGTTGTAAAGTTATAAGGACTGTCTCCCTGCCGACAAAATTCCCCGGGTATGCTTGTAATATCAACTAAATCTGCGTCAGGATCAGCGATTTCCATTTCGTGATTGTATACGGTCACTCTCCATCCACGCTGTATCAGTTTCAACATAGCCTCATGGGATAAGCCGAATCCTCCAAAGCATTTGTTAACTGCAACCTTCATTGTTATCTCTCCCTTATAGGTAGTGACCGTCCTGATTCGGCCTATTAATATCCATTTGTCTGCCGTTGTTGATTAATCTCCCATTTAGTTTTATAGGCAACTTCAATCTGCTCCCAATTAAAGCCAAGCATTTCTCCAAGACCAAAAAATCTATCCACCAACTGCTCATAGTTCCAATCATCTGGATCCAAAGAAAATTCACTAATCCTCTCGAATAGCGCTAAAAAATTTTCATTTGTTGTATCACGTACCACAGCTACAAATCCGAATTCCTGTATGTCGATTTCTATTTCTAGTCCAATCGACAATATAAAGTGCAGGCAGTCAATGTATTCTTCTAGGAGTGGGTGCTTCTTGTACCCGTAGACTGTTTCCCAGATGAGATTAGATCCATCTTCATTGGGCTTCCAGTTATATTCAGGTTCCGTTGGCAGTTGGCGGTTACTCCAGAACTTGAACCCTCGCCACTCATTCGCACACTCGCCTAGCTCCACTTGGAGTGCTAGAATTTTTTGCGGTAATAGGTCTTGTCCTTCTAATTCTTTTTCTTTGACGATCCGTTTATCTAGTTCCCTTTGCATTTCAAAAAGCGGTGATAAGTTCATGTTTATACCTCCATAATTTGTATTTAGTCAAACATCAGTTCTATTTTAGGGCGCAACGGGGCCGAGACCGATCCCTTTACCCTCTATGCTCTTTTCTTTTGCTTCACTGGAGGCTCTAAAATGGCCTGTACAACTTCTTGCTGGTATTTTGTGCTAGCAGTACCCATTCGGATAGAACGGGCTATGTGAGCCAATACAAAAGCATCACGGACGTTATCTGATTTGCTTTCGAAACCCCACTGTTTATAAATGTGTACTGCCAACTCATCCTTCTTGGTGTTTCCCTTACCGCTGGCATACTTTTTCAGTGCTGTTGGAGCTGCTTCGAGATACTTAATTCCTCTAGCAAAGAGTTCCATGCGAATTCCCCAGCCAATTCCTCCAAGTAAAAATCCTGATTGGGAAGCGAATCCAAAGCCCTCTATAACCACTAAGTCGTTTGCTTCGATATTCTCCAATGTACTTTCTACAATGGTTAGCATCCTTTCCGGATCAGTCCCCTTAGCCGTTACCTCAAAGCTATCTAGCAATCGCCCGTCCCTGTCCAAGATCACCATGCCTGTTTTAGTGCTAGGGTCTATACCTACGAACCTCATACTGCTACCCCCTCTGAAACAACCCCTCTTGCGCCGCCTGAACGTTTACCTATGCTATCTGCTCTGCAACGGTCTATAGCAAGCACCAACACCTCATCTGGATCACGCTCGAATTTGGCTGCCATTTGCTCAATGCTTATACCTGCTTTCCACATCGATACAAATTCTTTAACTTCGCTATCACTCCATGTGAAATCCATTTCCTCACAAGCGATGAGCAGTTTGTTACGACTCCGAAAGTCCTCAGTCCTTCTGTATGCTTCTCTAGGCATTTTGTCCGTCCTCCATCTGCTTATATTTGAACTCAGCCGCTGCCCGAATTCGATCCGGCCAATCCTTGCTGGTGTCGTCCATTACCTCTTGAGCGTCAGCCGCAAAGGCAGCTCGTCCAATCTCTAGCCATTTATCAAAGTCTTTCTCGTATAATTCAAAGTCTTCTATCTGCTCCATTGCCTGCCTCCTACTCTATGATTCTTGCTCGCTCTCTCCGGTAGCTAGTGGCCTTGTTGAGAACGAATTTGCAAGATCCGATAATCCGGTCAATACATCTGCCATCAACATCCAGCGGCCTATTATCCTTGTCTCGTGCAAACCATTCTTCCAACCGATCCGGGCTAAGGTTCGAAGTGAATAAGGTCTTTTTGCCCTGCCTGCCATTGATAATGGGAAATGCTACTGTCTTAAATTCATAGTCTGTAAGGTGTCCTGTTCCAATGTCATCAAGGACTAATAGGTCTACATCTATGGCGGCCTTTACAATTGCACCAATGTTGATTTTCTCGTCTTTTATGGCTTTACGTGCCAAGTCCGAAATCTTGGGCCAATCCAAGAACAAGGTAGGATAGCCGTCTGCATCAAGTGATCTCTGTACAGCTCGAGACAAATGACTTTTGCCATTGCCGGGAGTTCCAAAAAATACATAGCCCATCTGTTCATTTTCAAAGTTCCGGTAGAAGTCTTTGGCAATGTCATAGCATTTCTCTGAACCCGGTCTAGTTTGAAAGTTCTTGAACCCTGCATTTAGAAGTGAATCTGGTATAAGGTTTAAACGAGAAAAGACCTTTTGTACTTCTAGCGTTTTCTTCCTACGTTCCTCAATGATCTTTTGCTGTCTGTCATGTTCAATCTCGCAATCACAATGAATTTTAAATTTACGGGTTCGTCCAAGAATCGTGTACTCGTTATAACTGAGAAACTTTCTGCAATGGATGCAACAACCCCAATGCGTCCAAGGTGGATTATCACTGTATAATAAATTCGTTATACTTTCCGGTAGAGCCGCTATCATGTCCTCCGGTTTCAATAGATTCACCGCCATTCATATAATCCTTGTATCTCTCTTCGTTCAAAAAAGTTTTAGGATGCTTTATATACTGGGTATCCGTTCTTTGGCGTTCACAATGATTCTTGTAATTCGTTGCACATCGAATTAACACTTTGGAATCCTCACCCGATTTAATTACACTTTCAAATTTCTTAGCAGATTCTTTCTTTCCGATCTTTCGAGGATAGGCATTCCAGAAAGATTCAAAGTCAGGAGAGTACATATCTTTTATTTCTTTTAATTCTTTAGTTCTTAAGTTCTTTACATTCTTGTTTGTGTTCACTTGTTGTTCAGTTGTTGTTCGCTTGTTGTTCACTGGATGTTCATTTTGTTGTTCATCTGTCTGATAATCAGACCATGAAAGTATTGATATTAAGCGTTTTTTGTTGCTAGTTTGTTGTTCAATCTGTTGTTCGATTTCGAACGATTTTAAGATGCGTTGCACCTTGCTCTCGTGAATGTTAAATTTCTCAGCAATCGTTATTCTGCCTGTTAATAATTGCCCCGGTTGGAGCAAAATTCGTTCGCCTGAGAACACCGCTGGATACTCTTTGTGTGTTGCATTTAGTAGTAGATACATCCAAACCGCAGCATAATCACTGTCTTTGCATACAACCGGGTTATCTAATATTTTGCGGTGAAGCTTAATCCATCCGTCCATTTCACCACCCGCTTATTCCTTTGTGTAAGCTTGCCATCCACGCCCGGGGCCAATGGTGTAGTAGTTCAATAACTCTCTACGCTTTTCCATCTTCCACTCATTGCCGACCTTCGTCTCATCGACCCATTGATGACACGTACCAGTTTCTGTTTTAGGTCCGCACAGAAGGACAATATTCCAAGGCTGGCCTCCTTCGCCATACTGACTAGCGTTTATTAAGTGAGCGCGTTCAAAGCGCACACTAGGACGACTACAGCCACAACGTTCACAGACAAGATAACCTTCTGGATTATTTTCCGCAGCGCGCCTTTTTACTTCATTGCTACACTTGTCTGTAATGGCTGTATGGCGGCCCCTCTTTGGCTTGTGACGAATTTTTTTAACCTGTTCCTCTTTGCTGTATGCAGGCATCTAAGCGCCCCCTAGAATGGCATATCATCATTAGATATGTCTATTGGCTTACCATCATCTTGGAATGGATCTTTGTTGGTTGTAGATTGTCCGCTGCTGGCTTGTCCACTATTGGATTTTTCTAGAAAGCGGACGTTATCAGCAATGCAGTCGTTGGTATACACCTTTTTGCCCTCGTTGTTTTCAAAGTTGCCTGTTTGCCATCTGCCTTCTATGCCGACCAAACGACCTTTTTTAAGGTAACTGGCGCAAGCCTCAGCGGTCTGCTTGAAAGTAACGACTTGTATGAAATCCGCTCCATCGTCTCCACGACGATCACAAGCCACTGTAAATTTAGTTACTGCTGTTCCTGATCCGCTATATCTCAACTCAGGATCACGTGTAAGGCGACCTATTAAAATCACTCGGTTTAACAAATGTATTTCCTCCCTATCTCCCCGGAACCAATTCCGAATAATGTACAATTTTATTAAGTTTCTTGGTCTCACGGCAGTAACGGCAATTCTCGCAACGTAGCGGTTGGATACGACCTGCCTTTACTTCGATGAGACGAGGCATATTATTTGCAATATTGTCTAGTTCTCGCTTGATATCGTAGGCATTAATACTGATTACAGCCTTGTCTGGCGGATCTTCCTTAGAAACAGCTACTATTATGGGTTCTATCCATCCATCACGAGACCGTGTCAGTCTTTCAATCTCAGCGTATAAAGCCATCTGAGCTGTGTATTTACTAGATTCAACAAATGAAACATAGCCGCTCTCAGGGTCCCATATTTCCTTTTGGATCACTGCCACAGTCTTTATATCAGAGAAACGATTACGATCTGGGGCATAGTTGTCCATTTTGACCTTCCAAGCTGCCCCAGCAAATTCTCCAGTTAAAATGACTTCTTTCTCACCTTGCAGGACAAACATACATAGTGGATCGTTTTCTATGGTCTTAATTAATAGATTAGCTTGTAAGAACCCTGCCTTAAGCTGCCCTTTGGTGGGTCCTTTAGAAGAGATCATTTCAGGATTACTATTTTTGAATTCTTGGAATACTTCAGGACTTTCAAAGTAAGCATGTACATATGAACCAATCAAAAGGGCATCTGAGGACGGCTCTGTCCAGCCCTCTAACTTCGCTATTGCCCGAGCCTCACAGCTTATGAAGTCCTTATACTGGCTGTTAGACCAGTAATGAATATTCGCTTCAGTCGAGTGATAGTTATGACTATTCAGTTGAAATGTCATGAACTACATCCTCCTTCTTTTCAACCTCCTGTAGCTTTAGAAATTCTTCTTCAGCATTACTAGGAACATGAACTTTTGTGATATTAAAATAATCTTCACGCTTTGCCATGTTGTCAGAAAGGGATCGCCACACACCTGCTATTTTCAGAAAATCATTCTCCGTAAAAGCATCCTGTCCACACCCAACGTATTCCTCAATCATTTCCTTCGATACGCCGTACTTCTCTTGAAATTTAAGTAATGCCTTTCTTAACCGATCTGTCAGCGGCTCTGTATATCCGTCTTTTAAGGTTTGACGGCACCGGTCTAAAGCCGCATCAACAATGTCTCCAGGGATAACCCCAAGGATACAAGCCCGTACACGTCTAGCACCCATATTAGCAGTGAGTTCATAAATGTCCCTTGGATCATCTAATTTGTTTATACGTCCTTTTGCCTTTCTTTCATGCGTTACATTAAAGATCATGGATCGTCTTGTATTCGTTTCGATATCCCACGCATAGGCTTCCATTTTAGAAACACCGTTGACTTGATCCAGCTCCACAACTCCGTACTCCATATTGCCCCAGTTCTGAGCTAGAACTTCAGCGAGCCTTATAGATGGACCTGTGACCTTACTTCCGCCTTTAGGAAACTCATAGGCTGCCTCTTCAGCAAGTTTTTTTCGTTGGCAAGCTTGCATAATGCGATTAAATGACGCCTGTTGATCCCGAGGAAATTGCTTGGCAGAGAACAAGGCAGCCTTCACCTGTTCGCTTTGACGAGTTGCTACCATTTCAGCAGCCACAGAGCGAGCTTGTGGTGCGTCAGGAAGATAATTTGAATAGTCAATTGGCTGTTCTTCAAAAGTCATCTATTTACAACCTCCTAGAAAATGTGTTATTTTGACCGTAATGAATTTTGATAAGCGTTACTCAACGTCCTCGGGTGCAACCGTGGGCGTTTTTTCTTTTCGTAATTTAAGATACTGGTGATATTGAACCTGACTTGAAAAGGAAAATTGAGGCGGCTTTCCTTTTGGAAAAGTAATCTCTCCTCCCACCGCAGCTAATGCTCTTTGATCTCCATAATCCTCACTAAACTTTATCCTCACGCCGATTCGCATATGGTTCTAACCTCCTTACCAAGACCATATCCCTGCAATCTACTGCATCTAGCATGCAACTTAGGCAATGAGGTTGCTTGTCCTCATATACTTCATAGTTTGCTAGATTCATTTCACATCCGCACATCATGATGTCGCCTTCTGGCGTAATAGGTTCTCCATCGCGTGAATCTCGTCGTCCATAAAAATCCTAGCTGACTCGTTCAACAACTGACTAAACCGCAATTTGCGTAAGTTCTTAAGCCTGAGATAAACGTCAAGTCGCTCAAGAGATCGTTCGTATGTCATGTTTATTCTCCTTTCTAAGTTTCTAAAGAACTTTACCTTCTTTAGTTATGACAAGATTTTCAATCAGAATAGTTGATCCATTCATTTCTTTCATTTGATAAGTTTTGATACCGTTTTCCGCAGCATATTCTTCTACCAAGCCTTGTTGTCCTTCAAACTTTCTAATACTGCTGGTGACTGTAAGGAATCCTATAAGGAAATCAGAAATATCATGGTTGCAATAGTCCCAGATGAAATCAAAAGCATCACCAATCTTCTGATCAAACCCATGCGTTTCGCAGACGTTTAAGGTGAAAAAATAATCTTTAATGCCATAACGGTTCCCATCAAAATCTTTTGTGACTGGAAAAAGTGTCATGAGTTGCTTGGGAGTCAATGCTCCTATCCATCCCAAGATCATATCCATTACAATGAATCGACCGTGAGCTTCTTCAAGTGTTGTTGTTCTTTTTTTATCAGCCAAAGCTTTGATTCCCCAAAAAATCAGCTTCTTATGTTTTTCGAAATCAATATCATTCGGCTCCATAAAACCTTGTTTCAACACTTCTACCTGAAATTCCCGAGTGTATAATGCTTGCTTTATTAACAAACATATCGCCCCTTCTATGCCAAACTGCCGATAGCCAATTCCTTGACTATGGTTGTATAGATTTCTTTAAGGCGTGGTTCCGACTCAATTACATCCATACGATTTGTTTCATTAATTTTGGTCTTAGTCGCTCCTGAGTCAGCTAATCGTTCGCGGAGGTTAGCAAGACGACGATTCAAATCACATTTCCCTCGTAGTTCTAGCAAGTTATAGCTTTCCGTTCTAATGTCCTTGAAACTTGTGCCGGATTTTCGCGCAGCGCCGTTTAGCATTCCGTTAATTTTCTGACGCCAGTTATCATCACGCTGTAGGAACGTTTCTTTGATGGTTGTAAGTTGATGTTCTGTCTGTTGTTGCCGTTGCTCAATCTGGACCTGTCTCCGCTCCATTTGGATCATTAGTTGGAGTTGTGGGCTGAGTCCAGTGAGATCAACCGCGTGGGACTTCTCCATTTCCTCAAACTTGGTTACATAGGCAGCCGTGAAAAGTACACCCTTTTCTCCTGTCATTTTATTAGCTACCATGTCGCAGCCTTTACGAGTGACTAAATAGTGCGGACGAGCTTCGTTTTTTGCATCAAGGTAAGTTGTACCGATAAAGAAATCTGACGAACGGAAATCTCCGTTGGTTAAATGCTTGATGTATCCTCCAATCCGTTCAAGCAAATCTGAGTGTCTGATACTTATCATTTCAGCAACTTCCCGGCTATCTACAAGCAACTGACCATTTTGGCTAATGACCTGTAATTGCTTCATTTCATTTCTCCTTTCAATTAGCGTTTTGTTCACGAAGCCAATTCTCTAAAAATTCTCTAGTTTCTCTAGCTGGAAAATACCATTTTGCTCCTATCTTCCTTTTCGGGAATCTTGGATCATAGAAAAACTGTTCCTGAATGAAATTCCAGCTCATGCAAGTTCTATGTTTTAACTCCGCCGTATCCCAAAACACATAATTAGAATCTAATTCATGGAGCATTTGATTCAGTTTTTCCTTGCATATTTCTAACACCTTGGATTCATCTAAACTAATTGAAATAAGACTACTCATAAACGATCTCCTTTCGATCTTTAAGCTGTGTTCTGATTCTCTGATTGGAACAAATACTCTAGCGAACAATCAGAAAAATAACAGTGTTTTATCTTGGATGCTTCGTCATAATAGAATCTCGATTTCCCATTCATCTTATCGCTGACAGTAGCGTACCTAACTCCAAGAAATTCAGCTATTTCCCCTATCGTCACATTGCTCTTAGCCATTTCTGCACGAAGGTTTTTGTACAACTTTGACACCTCCTTCCCATTGTTGAACGCAATTGCGTTTGGCTTGTCTCCAACTATAAACGGTATTGCGTTCACTGTCAACGCAATTTTAAATGTTTTTGTACGCAACTACGTATAAATTCTTATTTACATGATAATATTTATATTGTATGATTGATTTGTATACGGAATAGCGTACATTATTAGTATAAAGGAAGGCGGACTTAAAAGTGGAAAAAGCAGTTATTATTGATAAATTGATTGAAGAAATGGGTATGAGTAGACGTGCTTTCGCAGAAAGAATCGGTTTGCCAGCTACTACACTTCAATCCATGTTATCTAGGGGTGTGGGGAAGGCTTCAATAGACAACGTAATAAAAGTATGTAAGGGGCTTAGTATTACTACAGAAGAACTTGAACTGATGGCTAAGAGTGGAACCACAGATATCGAGGAGATCAGAAATTTAAATCCACTTAATAAAATGACTGAAGAAGAAATCCTTACTCTTGCGGCTCACCAAATCGGTCATGATGGACCTTTATCAGAGAAGGAAATGGAGCAGGTTAAACTTGCTATGAAAATAGCTCTTTCTAAAAACAAATAAACTACTTACAGCATACGCATCCTGGAGGACTCCTATATGCTCTCATACGATAATTTAGCGAAGGATTTAAATGATGTTTTACTGGATGATCGAGCTGATTTACCATTCAGGTTTAAGGGAATGTATATCGAGACTGATCATAAAAAGATCATTCTAATCAGCAAATACATAGATAGCTCACTTGAAAAGAAATGTGTACTAGCGGAAGAAATTGGACACTATCATAAAACAGTAGGTAACATTGTAGACCAGACTCAGATTATCAATACCAGACAGGAAACTGTAGCGCGAAGATGGGCTTTCGATAAGCTAGTTCCTTTAGACGGCATAATAAATGCATTTCATGATGGCATTGGTAACAGATTTGAATTGGCCGATTATTTAGAAATATCAGAAGATTTCCTTGAGTCTGCATTGGAATATTATAAAAGTAAATTTGGGGTTTTTATAAATGTTAATGAAAACTATACTATAAGATTCGATCCATTAAGAGTGATTAGATTCTTTAATTAAACTTGCCAATTCATCGCCGCAAGGCGATTTAACATAAATATAAATCGAACATATGTTCTATCAGGAGGGATATAATGGCTAGTTATAAGAAACACTCATCAGGATGGGAATATAGACTCAAGTACAAGGATCCATTGACTAAAAAAAATCGTGAGAAGTCAGAGCGAGGTTTTCGAACAAAACCTGAGGCAGCTTTAGCTGTTGCAGAGTTTTTACGTAATCTTAAAGCAGGAGTTGGATTGTCTGAGAATGAAAGCTTAGCAAATTATCTCAACGTTTGGCTTAACGAATACAAACGCGGAACTGTTCGCAAAAATACGCTTCTATCACATGAGAACAATATCAAAAATCACATATTACCTTATTTTCAAAATCTTTTGCTAAATGAATTAAATCCAGAACTTTATCAAATTTTTTTAAACCACCTATCTAGGTCCATGAGTAAAAGGACTGTTGAAATCATTCATACCACTATGACAAATGCAATGAAGAAAGCATTGATACTTCGAAAAATTCAGTATAACCCATGCATTGGGGCCGAGATAAAAGGAGAACAAAAACAACAGGAAATCAAGTTTATTGATTCCAGTAATATCCCTTTATTTTTACAGAACTCCCGAAAATACGGTTATATTTACTGGATATTTTTCAAAGTGCTTATAGAAACAGGCATGAGAAAAGGAGAAGCTGCTGCTCTTAAATGGAACGACATAGATTTAAAGAATAAAACTATAAAAATTGATGAGACTCTTGACTTTGCAGCTAAAGATAATTCCGAGTTATTCGGAGACCCAAAAACATTTCGGTCTGCTCGAACAATTCGAATCAGTGAATCTCTCATTAATAATTTGAAATATCATGCTAATTGGCAAAATCAAAACAAGCTAAATCTGACTGATATATATCGCCATGATCTGAATCTAGTTCTTTGTCGTGAAGATGGTAATTTTATGCCGAAGTCTTCCTTATTCAATGCATTCGAACGTATATGCAAGCGATCCAATTTATCTAAACTACCGATCCACTCTCTCAGACATACATGTGCAGTACTTTTACTTGAAGCTGGGGTTGACATGAAGTACGTTCAAGAACAACTAGGACATGGTAGTATTCAAATTACTTCGGACGTGTATTCTCACATTTCTAAAAAAATTGAAGAGCGGAATATTGAACGGTTTGAAGAGTATACCAAAAATATTTTGAATCCATCTTTAGAAATTGGGGGGCATATCGGGGGCAGTTAG